CCGAGCCCCAGCCATCGCCCGAGCCCAAGCCATCGCCCGAGCCCTCGCCCCAGCCCGAGCCCGAGCCCTCGTTTATTGCTTCCATACAGGAACATGCTCAATTGATATTTTTGCTTTCGGCGTCACATCTAGAATTTCAATTGCTTCCAAGAGCTGAATACGATCTACGCTGACTGGAAATTTACATTCATTTGGACAGGAAACTCCGTCGACCGCAAGTTGCGATAGTGACGCGGCTCCTTTCCAATACCATAGGCGGCGAACATTTAATAAAGAAACTTCACGACCTTCTTTTTTTTCTAAAAATCCAGCAAAAACACCCGCTGAATAAGTTCTCACAATTACATACTTCATGTCTTTTTTTATAGTCACTGGTTCTCCTTTATTTTCGAGGTGGCTGGACATTTAGAAAAGAATGGTATCTTCTAGTGTTTTGATGTCTTTTAATTCGTTGGCTTTTGCCACTTTCCCTTTGTTGGGTCCTTCTTTTTTAATCTCGTATTCTCTTGTCCCTACTTTGGCTCTGAAACTTTCGCCCACCCAGTTCAGGGGATCAACTTCAATGGCGCCTTCCCATGGTTGTCCAATCACTTTAAGAAAATGCGTGGAGATGCCAGACCCCGATTTCTCCGGCGGCATGAACGTCACGTTATGGAATATCCGCTGTCCGTTAAGTTCAGCATTATTTTTAATCTCACATTCCACATTAACCATAGGGTATCCTGCACTTGTTTTCTTTTCTTTAACATCAGTAATCTGGAAATCATAGGTTCCATCTGGAATCAATTGAAATCCTTCCGACGGGGGCGCGGCATTATGTGGAAATGACATTTATTTCTCCTTGGTCAGCTTTGATTTTAAGGTGTCAATGATCTTTTGGATTTCCGCGCTTGAAAGCTCTTCATAGGCTTCGACGTCATACTTTTTAAGCGCCTTTTTTTGGTCATCGTCGGAGATATTGAAGACCGTGACAAGATGTTTCGCTTCTGCGATCTGTTCGCTTGTGGCAAGAGTAATTTGTTCGCTTGGCTTATTAAAAATTTCAGTTCCGTAGAGTTTAGCGAAAGTATCATAGTCGGCGGGGTAAGAATTACCGAGGATAAATCCTTCGATCCGGCTCTTTCTAACCACAATGTCTCGACGTTTCCCGGTTTGTGTAAGCTCAATCCAAAGGTTAAGGTCATATTCGAGTTTATCCCATCCGTCAAAGGTTGTGGTGCCGGTTGGCTGTCCATTTTCCCATTTCGATTTAGAATGACAAACCAACGCAATCGTGCAATCTAAACGATCCATCCATAGTTGCAATTGGCGTGTCGGTTTTTGCGCTTCTTTCTTATCGGCTTGATAAGCGTTCCCAACGGTTTCTTCCGCGATAGCGGCGGTTAGATTATAGAGCTTGGAAAAGCTATCAATAATGATGGTTTGATAATCATGTTTTGTTGTCGCTAAGCGTTTAAGTTCTGCAATGACTGTTTTGAAGTCTTGGCTGCCCTCTTCCTTACCGAGATGGTCAGCGCCTACCGCTTGCATCTTTTTAATGTACTGGGGTTCAACGGCTCCCCCTTCACAATCAATGATGAGTGGTTTCGGAAAATCCAACATAAAGAACGTTTTTCCAACGCCACTTTTTCCGCTTAAAATGAACTTCGGTTTACCCCGTTTAATCAGTTCCGGTTTTTTGCCTGGCATAGGTCTCCTTTGCTTTCTTCCACTCTTTAGAATTCATTTCGTCTGTTCGAGAAATCACCCAAAGCAGTCGATCGCAGTCTTTGCAGATATCCACCGCTAAATCGCGGTCCAGCAGAAAGTACCGATGAATGGCGCGACACCCGCGTTTTTCGCAGTCAGTCATTCTCATTCCCTATATCTTCAAAATAATCTTCCCCGTCAACCCAACATTTTTTATCTTCGCAGTTGGCGTTATTGCAATGGGGATGAATGGCATGTCCACACGATGGGCAAGGTTCTTCTTTCCAGCGCTTCGCCTTGTCATAGGCGGCCTTCTGGGCTTCTAGTTCTTTCGCCCACTCAATATCCGCATCAATCAGGTCGTTGACTTCTTTGAGGTTGGCGGCGAAGTTATTCGGCATCACAGACTCCTTTTAAATAAGCCTCAAGGTCTGTATCGATAATCATTTCTTTAGCTTCTAGAATCTGATAACCTTTCAGGATTTTTTTAATTTTTTTAAGTTCCATCACCACATCCAGTAATTGTTTTGCTTTTTCCTTAGTCATCGGTCATACCTCCGGGTTCGTTCTTGTTCAAAGATTACATCCATCGCGTCATAGTCCATGGCCTGGTACTCCGAGTGAAACTCCTGGTAATGCTTTAAGAGTTCACCCTTGTTCATCCAGATTCCACAAGAGATGAACTGCTCTTCAGGGCACTGCATCTCATCGACTGCTGTGGCCTTCTTCCCCAAAACCAGGACATTCCCATTATCCATGTCAATCTCGCGGATGCTGGAATAAACGTCCGTTCCGATCTTGCGTTTCTTCCATTCCATATAATCGCCTAGCAGCGGGAACCATGTGCCAATTTCGTATTCCATGTTTTGATCTCTTTGGGTGAAGTTTGTTTTCATAGGTAAACTTTACCATTACTACTACAGGATGTCAAGAACTATTTTACCGTCTCAAATTTAATTTTTATAAGCCATTTACCGCAGAGTGGACACCGTTTTGGTGTCAAGGTCCGGCCTGTCCAAGTATAGCTGCATTTGGGGCATTGATGCTTTTTCATTTATGTCTCCTTGTTCGCATTTTAATACTTGTAGTTGTAATAGTCAATATGCTATAACCAAATTATGAAAATGAGATTAAAGCCACTGCGCGGGAAAGTCTATGATAGCGCCTGGGGGTTTATTCAGTTTATCGAACCGGTTCGTGGATCAAGAGGGTTATGCCGCGTGCTGATGAAAGAAAAAATAGAAGAGGTGGATGTCGACGGTATCCGGCTTCCCATCATCGACACGAAGGACTATGAAAAGATCGCGGATGAAAAGTATCATGGCGACTAAGCATATCCACCACTTCAAAGAAGTCACGATCTACGGCCAATGCTTAGACTGTGATAAAAATATTGTATTACACGTCGATAAAACCCAGGTTGAGCAGGTTATGGACCAAAGCGGATTGCCTAGGCCGATTCCGATTGACACCCCCGCGTCACAGATGTAACATTCCTGCAACATGATACCCGCTAATCTCCGAACTTCCCATTTCCTCACTGGCAGAGAAACCTTAGCGGGTATCGCTCTGTCCAGTGGGGTTCTATTTAAGGAGAAATTATGCTCGATGAAAAACTTCTGATGTGGCGATTACTTAAAAATGAAATAGACCAAATGCTTGAAGGGCACATTCCAGCCAACCATGAACTCATAGAATACTACAACCGACTTTCCAGGGAACTAAAAACAAAAAATGCCTAAACTCTCATTCATGAAGTGGTTCCCGGCAGACTGGATTAACGATACCCGTTGCTTGTCATTGGCTGCTAAAGGAGCCTGGATTGACATCTTAAACTTCATGTGGAATTCCCCGAATCGCGGCAAATGGGAAGGCTCTATTATGGAGCTTTCCAGACTCCTTGGATGCTTGCCGGATGAGACCAAGGAAATCTTGGTTGAACTTGGCAAAGTAGGGTCCGTAACGTTTCGTAACAATTCAGTAACACTAGAAAACAGGAGAATGATAAAACAAGAAACATATTATAAATCCAATGCAAATCGTCAAGCTAAGTTTCGCAGTAACGCTAATAGTAACGCTTCCGTAACAGACAAGACGTTAGACGTTAGACGTTCTCAAGACGTTAGACTTCTCAAGACTACAGCGGGGAGTCCCCCCTTGGACGCTTCGCTTTCGGAGTACGTCAACGTCTGGAAGGCGAAGCCGGAATCGGAACGCAAGGAACGTGCGGCTGAAGTGGCAGAGGGGCTTAAAAAATTCAAATTAGGGTATCGCGTTGAAGATGATTTATACAACCAAATCGTAAGATCGGAGGCTCATCATGGCAGTGGAACCGCACCCATTCATGGCAAGAGCATTTTTGAACAAGCTGCTGAACGAAAGCGAACGCAGGGACTTACTTCAGCAGGAAGACTTATTGCAACAGGAGAAGCCGGGCCGGTATTTTCTCGGTTTCGAGATTTGCCAAAGGTATCACCTCAAACCGGAATCGTTGAGGGAGGAGGAATTGCAGAGAATGAAAAGCCTGTATAGAATTTGGGAAATGAAATGGGCCGATGAGTTTGATAAGTTGCATGAAAAATACCCTGGTGATAAAGCTGAATTTAATGTAACAGGCGATGAATTGTTAAGTGATTTACGCAGTTGGGAATGGTACGCCGATCATAATTATGTTATGCCCTAATTCGATTTATCCACGGCTTCGGGTGGCAGGTTTGCAGGTGGTTGCGCATGGCCAGTTGGGACTTAGCGTAGAAGCGGTAACAGCGGGGGCAGAGGTAATTGTCTTCTTTTTTATTCATGGCGTCCCTCGGCTTTTAATTTCTTTGTGATTTCATAGAAGAGATGAACAAAATCAGCAATGTCTTTCATATTATTTGTTCCTCGCCACGCATTACCTGGATAACAATAATCCAATAAATTTCTGGTAGCTTTCAGCATTCTCTCTGCCGCTTCGTGCATGGGGCAGAAGACGATTTTGTAGGCCTGCTCTATGACTGGTTTTTCAAGCGGCGGTTTATTGAATATTACCCGGCACCCGCATTTCATGCCAGTTTCTCCGCGAGAGCGATGGCTTTTAATGCAAGGTTGATTTCGTATTCAACGGTTGGCGATGGTAAGGCCATCCCTACTTGCAAATCAGAGACAAGTTTTTTTAGACATTCCAGCAGCGCCTCATGGGCATTCACGCATTTCACGATGTGGGCGGCGTTGGCTTGTGCTGTGTCCCAATCATCACTGCATGGATTTAGAGTTCCGGCAATTCTATTTGTGTAAATCGGAACAGATTGAACCAATCCTTTTTGTATTTCGTGGACGATTTCAAATTCCTGAAACTCCCATGGCGTCGGTGTATGGGTCATAGGTTTTTCTCCTTGCCATAAATGGCTTCATAAAGTCTTGTGTAGCTTTTAAGCGATTCTTCATAGGCGATTTCAAGATTTTTGATATAGGCTTCATATACCTGAATCATTTCGGCTTGGATTTCTTCGAGGGAGCTCATGAGCGCAGTCCCCACTGATATTTTGAGAGAATCCCCAACAAGAACTGACAGGCTGAACAGATCATGAACAGGTCGCACTCGTCGCCGCAGGTGTCGCAGAATTTGATGGTCATGGCCGTTTTGCCTCCAAATAAATACGAATTATTTGATAAATCAAGAATATTACAGCGCCTATTTTAAAAAGTGTGCCAATGATTTCCATTATTTCCCCTCCATCAGGTCTAAGCGCCAGTCATTGAGTAAGCGCCATTTCCAGTATTGGTCCTGTTTGATGGCTGCGATAATGCGGTTGTGAATGCCTTCTTTGATGCGTTTGGGGTCGTTGCGCTTCATTTGTTCTCCTTAGCCGCTCGTGCGTTCAGCCGGTCCATGGTGTCGATGAGTTCTTTGTTGCTTAGGCTCTCGGTGTGTTTAGGGGTGACGCGCTCATTACGTCTTGCGAACAACGCGGCAATGATGATAAGGCCGATGATGAATCCTGCGACGATGGTTAGTGTGTTCATGGGGCTAGTTTACACGAACGTGTTTCTGATTTCAAGAGATATTTTTAAAATAATTATTGCTTTGTTTACCACGTTCGTGGTATACTTTTAGTATGGATGACAAAAAGATCATATGTGAGCAATGTTATAAAAACGCCCGGAAACAGGCTTTCTGGGCCCGATTCTGTTCAACCGCATGCAAAGACGCTTGGCACAACATTAAGCGCAGGAAGGCCAAGAAGCTTGCGCCTAGCGCGATTGTAGCGCCATGACACCAACTAATTTCAAGCCCACAGCGTTTAAAGGCGTAATCCTGACGTGTGTACACACTAATGGTAATCCGGCGAAGTAGTTTTCTATCGGAAATGGGTGAATTCCTCGAGGATAGTCCCTACGTGGGCTTGACAATTTGGAGTAAGTGGGTTATAACGCATTAAATCACAATGTTAACCAAGATCAGCGCAGAAGATAGAGGGCATGGCGGTGTTCGTGAAGGGTCTGGGCGTAAGCCGGACTGGTTCAAAGAAAAGTGCGCGGACCTAGCCTGTTCCCCGAAGTTCTTTACGTTCGCTGAAAAAGTCTTTAATGGTGAATTGGTAGAACCAAAAATCACCAAAGAAGGTCTTGGGATTTATATGGAAGCATCCGTTGGTGATAAAGTCTATTTGTGGGAGAAATTGGCGGCATATGGCTTTGGAAAACCTACCGAAATAGTGTCCGCTGTTTTATCTCGAACGCCTGAAGATTCTAAACGAAAAGCTGAGGAACTATGGGAAATCATCAAATCGTTAGAGGTTCATGCTAACGCTCGAACAGGAGTCCGAGGCGATCCGGTTAGCGTGGTCGGTGGGACGCCTCAAGTACAAGCTTGAGCCGAAGCAACGCGAAGTCTACGACCTCCTGCACCAAGCCAAAGAAGAAGAGCCTTTTGTTATTATCTGCCACCGCGGGTTTGGAAAGACGTATACGGGATGCGACTATTTACTTGAAAACACACGACGAGAGCGAGACTGCAACCAACTCATTATTTCATCCACGCTCAAAAAACTTAGGACCATCGTGAAACCGGCGTTTGACAGTTCGTTAGCCGATTGTCCTCAGGAGTACCAGCCCCGGTTTGACCGTCAAGATTCGCTCTATCACTTTCCGGCCACTAATGTTCGGACCCACCTTCTCGCAGCGGAGTCTGGCCACATCGAAAATGCGCGAGGCATTCACAATGTCAAAGACGTGCTGATTGATGAGGCTGGGTTCTTTGGCGATGAAGAGGATTCGTATCCGCTCGATCATGTGATTCAAAACATTCTTTTGCCGATGTTCATCCGCACGAAATCAAAACCACGCATCGTGATCATGACAACACCGCCGGAGATTCCCAACCATCCGATCAAGATGTACTATGAGCGCGCTAAAGCCAACGGGTGTGCGGTGGTGCGGGACATTTACAACTCTGACATTTCCGAGGAGAAGCGTTCTGAGATGAAGCGCCGGATGTTGCAGCAACCAGGCGGAGACATTGCTTGGGCGCGCGAGATGGAGTGTAAGTGGATCGTTGATAGTGCGCGGATGATTATTCCGGAGTGGCAGGCGAACTATGCAGTTCCGGTTGAGCGTGACAAATACTTTCAGTTCTACAACAAGTACAACGCGCTGGACACAGGCGTCAGGGATAATACCGTCAATCTTTATGCGTACTACGACTTTCTTAGAGCGGCCCTTGTCGTTGAAGATGAAACCGTTCTTCGCGGAGAGGAAGTGCGGACAGATACGCTCGCGGCTTGCATCAAGTCTACGGAAAAGGATCTGGGTTATGGAACGGTTTACAAGCGGATCGGAGATAATAATAATCTCATTATTCTGCAAGACTTGTCGGGAATACATGGGTTATCATTTTTACCAACGACCAAAGATGAGTTATTTGCAATGGTTAATGAAGTGCGATTGTGGGTCAATCAGGGACGCTTATATGTTCACCCACGGTGTACACACCTGCTTGGTTGTCTTGAAAATGCAATCTGGGATAAAAACAAGAAAGAATTCGCGCGTTCAGCCGTATTCGGTCACTTCGATGGGCTTGCGGCGCTGTGCTACCTCATCCGCAACATCGACACCGCCACAAACCCCATCCCCGCTCTTTTCGGGACTTCCCTTCAAACACATCACATCCCGAGTCAAAAGATCGAATCAGAGAATTATAAAACGGTTAGAAGTGTCTTGAGGTTGCCAGTCCCAAAACGAACTACGGATGACTGGAGAAAACGCTAATGGCAACCGTCAATAGCAATATCAGTCAATCACCCACCCAATCCGCGCCGGGTGTGATGGAATTTCCAATTGGTGATTCCAGTTTTTTACAGAAGATTAAGTATGATCCGTCCGCGTTTCAGTTGACGGTGACGATGAAGAACGGCGCGGAATACATTCACTTTCAGGTTTTTCCGGCAACCGTGGATGCGATGATGCAAGCGCCATCGAAAGGGAAGTTTTATGGACAGAACATTGTCGGAAAAAACCCTAGCGCGAAGGTCATCGACAAGAACGTGGGTAAACCGGTCCGGCCATTGGCTAAAGGCCCGGTACGTAAAGAATCTAAGAGGGGGACACATGGAAGGTAACGAAGTGGAACAGCTGCCAAAGATCACCGAAGCCAAAGACATCGCCGATGCGTTAGAGACGATCAAGAGTATTGAAATGATCGGGTATGCACTGGATGATCAAACGTTTAAGCTGAAGTTTGCGACTGGGATCTTTCGTTGCATGGATATCCTGCGTAAGATTCATGATGATCTTGTGTCACGTTTGCCGCCTGAAGTGATTCAGCGTGAACAAGCCAAAGCGAACCCAGCGGGCCGTGGTGCGACACCTGCTATTACGCCGGAGGTTGCATAGTGGGTAGGCCTAAGGGCAGCAAAAACAAAGCGGAAATTTCAGACTTAACCGATAAAGAGAAAGTTGACATTGTTTTTCCTCCGCAGCAAGTTCTCACTCCACTGAAAGAGCAACCGGATTTAGTTCTTACGGTTCGTCGTATCCAAGCCGGTTCTTTCGCTGGTCTTTGGGAGCTGTCTAAGGTTCTACCGGATGGAACAATGCAGGTTCTAACGGATGCAAATACAAAAGGGATTGTGGCAAACTTGGCCTACAACGAAATTGCGAAGTGTGGCACGTGATTTCCAATCAGATCAAAGTGCTTTTGCAGCAGATGCGGCTTAAAAATATGGAACCGTGGAAGATTTTGATTTGCAATGGTTTGCGTTGGTCGTTGCGTGAGGAGATGCGGTACAAGCAAGGCTATCGCATGACGGATGAGGGAGACTTTTTTGGTGGTGTTCAGGTGGTTATTGATGATTCTTGTGTAGAGCCATTGATTCTCGTTCGTCCGGAGAAGCGCAAGACCTTGTTGGCGGAGAACTATGAAAGCAACTGAATCGATTCCGTTGTTATCGTTGAGTGAAAAAGAGCAATCGACTATCTTATTCTTGCGTGAACTTTGTTGGCCGAAAGATTACGAGGTATTGATTGTTTGTCCGTTGGCGTTAGTGAAGCAGTGGCTTTATGGGTTAGACCCCAAGGTTGCGATTGTGGTGTCGTGCGACCCTGATTTTAAGAAGCTGTTTAAGTTTAAGCAGGACCAAAATTGGTTTGGAAAGTTTGTGGACAATTTAGTGCGGAGGCTACGTGGGATTAATTTCTGATTTAGGGCGGTGGATTGACCGTAAATTCCCGGACAAGATTCCGGCTGAGGAAGTGTACCGGAGCCTGACTGCGTATACGGGTGTTGCGACGCAAGTGATTTCGCTCGAAACGCAGTTGCGGTTATTGGCGCAGCGTATGACCAGTTACGAAACCGGCGCGCGTGCGTTCGATGATTCGCTGAAGATTCAAAAGGATAAACTAAATACTCTTGAGACGGTAATGAAGATGCGTCCGCAAACTCCTGTTACACTTAGTGGCAAGGAACCATGGAAACGATAACTTAAATGAGCCGTTATTTAGACACGCAAACGGCGCAATACCCCAAGACGCACGAGTACTTCGCCGCGCAGGAAGTCCATGAATGTGTCGGAAGGTTGATCGACCTTATCGACGGTTATTACATGGAAATGAACCGTACAGGACGTATCAACATCTACCGCAATTCCTACTTCAAATATTTCCAAGGATTCATTCTTAAGGGCGCGGTGTACCAATCGGGCCAGGAAGGAGAGCTATCAAACACGTTCATCAACCACTACGGAAATTTAGTCACGCACACGGTGAACATGATTTGCCAGCAAAAGATTGCTTATGAACCCCAAGCGACGGTCAACGATTCTAAAGCACAGGATCAAATTAAGCAGGCGAAGGGAATTCTCTTTGTTGCGACCAACGACGTCAAAACGGATCTTGGGGGGAAACTTCGTCTCAGCGTGGAAATGTCCAACGTGTTCGGCGAGTCTTACGTGTCCGCACTGTGGAATCCCGAAATGGGACGGACAATAGCGGCGGATTACGATGAAGTTAACGGCGAGATCGACATCAAGGAGGGCGACAACGAAATTGAAGTGTGGACGCCTTTCGACATTATTGTAGACACGAATCTGGCCGCAGCGACACGGAAACAATGGTTAGTGGTTCGCAAGTTTGAGAACAAGTTTGATTTAGCGGCCAGATATCCGAAATGGCAAGACGAGATTGTTGCGCTGAGTAGCGGTGCGAATCTGGGCGATACGCAGTTGACGTATTCCATCTCTGAAGAGAACGATTTAATTCCCGCCTACTATTTCTTTCATATGAAAACTTCTGCAATGAAAACTGGAAGATTGACGATCTTTGTCGATGATCACATTATCTTATCTGACGGAGAAAATCCGTATCGAAATAAAGATATTCCGGTGTTTCGTATGGCATCGCGCGAGATCTGGGGGTCGCCTTACGGATATTCGCGGGCCTTTGATGCGCTTCCGATGCAAGAAATGATTGACCGGCTGACCTCTTCTGTTCTGACGAATGAATTAACGTTTGGGATACAAAACGTGTTGCTTGCGAAAGGATCGTCTGTTTCGTGGGAAAACACGTATGGCGGGTTGAACGTGATCGAATGGGATTCTTCCTTAGGCGAAGCCGGGAAACCTAGTGCCTTGCAACTCACTTCAAGTCCGCCTGAAATTTTTAGTTTCATTGATAAGACCATCCAGAACATGGGCACAATTATGGGCATTAACGAAGTGGTGCGCGGCAACCCCGATTTGGTCTTGAAAGGCCAAGTCTCCGGCGCGGCCCTTGCGTTGATGTCCTCTAATTCCATTTCGTTTAATTCCGATACGCAACAGGCCTATGTGCGGGTGTGCGAACAAGTAGCGACACAGATGATTTTTAATTTGCAGGACTTTGGATTCCCTGATCTTGGCAAAGGCAAGAGTACGACGCGGCAAGGCATGAGCATGAATGCCACCAAGAAGTATTATCAGAAGCCGTATGGCAAGCAGGACATTGACAAGATAGAGCGGATTGTAGTTAAGTACGGCAATCCGCTTGCACAGACGATCTCTGGGAGGATGCAAATCGCGGAGTGGTACAAGGACATGGGTCTCATTAAAACTCCCGGAGATATGGAACAGGTATTAGAAACAGGATCACTTGAGCCCGCGACGGAAGCGATTGAATCGGAGATGCACCTCATTAAAGAAGAAAATGAGGCATTGCTTCGCGGCGAAAACGTTCCGGTATTATGGGCGGACGTTCACGCTTTACACTTTCCCGAGCATCTTGCGAAAATTGCCAATCTGGACGCCAGAAACAATCCTCAAATCCTGCAAGCGTTCAAAAACCATTTAGATCAACATCAGAAGTTCATGACGCCGCCACCAGGTCCGGCGATAGCGCCGCCAGCCCCGCAATCTGGACAACCACAACAGAAACCACCGCAGCAAAATAAACCGCAACTACCCGCAGCGAATGTACCGCCGCCAGCGCCACAGGCGGTCCCTTCATGAAAAGGATCTCTATGAGAACATGGTTATGTGTCGCAGGATTTCTATTTATGGCGGGTGTTGCACATGCCAATGACACGGTGACGAATTCCAGCAACAAACTTATTGTGGCTTGCGATTCGTCGACGCTTGTCGCGGCAACTAATGGCGTATCGAAGGTTGTTTCGATATTTTCCGGAAAAAGGATTTACATTTGCGGGTATTCTTTAACGGCTTCCGCAGGCGGTGCGTTTCAGATTTACTATGGAATTGCCGGGACGACGTGCAATCCCGCGACGACTTTAACGGGAAATATCCCGTCTATTTCTTCTTCAGCCGTTGTAATGGGTGGCGGGCTAGGCACTATTTTCCAGCCTTCCCCGGCGGGATTTGAGATGTGTATTAACAATGAGACGAATCAGATATTGAGCGGATTTATCAACTGGACGCAACTCTAAACTAAAGGAGAAATGATATGGCCGAAAAAGTTGACGTTTTAGGAGAAGTCTCGACGTTGTTGTCTAGATTGCAGGGTGGAACTCCTGTGGCTAATTTAATGAATGAAATTACGCGGGTGCTAGGGTTAGTGAATGGCTACAAATCGCCGGATTCCGCTGTGATGCCAGTTAAACTAATAGGAGCTAAATAAATGAAAAAGTATTGGGTGGGCGTTGTTGCTGTCTTGTCTTTATGTTATGGGTACAAAGTCTACGCGGATGGCAATTATGCCCCGGCTCCGGGCCCGATTATAGCGGCGACGGGTCAGAACTATTCGTATCCGGCGGCCCAGGCTCCGGCTCCTGGAGGTGTATTGATTCAGAATGGTCCTACTGGGACATTGTTTAACTGGTCAAATGCGGTTGTTGGGACTACGACCAGTTTGACGGTGATGCAGTTGCCCGCGTTGCCTATTCTGACGTTAGCGCAGATTAATGCGTTAACGCCAGCGACAACGGGACAAATTGCGTTCTGTTCGAATTGCACGACCAGTTCGATCTGTGTGTCTAGCGGCACTGCGGCTGTAGGTTCTTTTGTAGCGGTCAGTTCTGCTACTGGAACGAATAAGATTTGTTTCTAAATCTTTAGGGAGGGGGACTTATGGCAGAGACAGGAACACCAGCAGTACCCGTTGCGGCACCGGATGCATCCGCAGCAGGAACACCGGGAATCCCGGAGAAGGTAGAAGATGGGGCAATTCCAGGTAAAGCAGCGGTAAAAGAGCGGGTTTTTCTCATTGACGGTAAAGAATGGCCGGAATCGAAGTTAGCGCAGCGGATACAGAAGGCTGAAGGGCTGGAGAAGCGGGTAGCGGACGCGGACAAGTACGAGAAGGCGTTTAATTCGTTTGTGGAACGCACGCAAGACCCGACGAAGTTTATCGAATTACTGAATACGCCGGATTTTCAGTATGACGAAGACAAACAAGCCGGGCTTGTGAAGGCAATGCTTGGCTCTAAGAAGCCGAAGCTGATCGCGGCTGTTAAAGAGTGGCTATATGAGAACGAAGTAGAACCAGCGTCGATGACGCCGGAACAGCGTCGGTTGCGTGAGTTAGAGAACGAAAACAAGCAGTTTAAAACGCAAAGAGAGCAACAAGAAACCGAGCAAAAGACGGCGGCGCAGCAAGCCGAAACGCAGCGGATCTGGAATGATTACCGGGTCAAAATTGGCGCTGGAATTAAAGAAGCGGGTTTACCGCAGACTGAAGGCATGGTTGTGCGCATTGCGCGTAAAGCGATGCTTCAGCGCAGGGCGGGACAACCAGCGGACATCGTATCGGCTACGAAAGCGGTAAAAGAAGAATTGCAAGCGGAATATATGCAGAATTTCGATCAGGCGTCTGATGATCAAATTCTGGCATTATTGCCGGAAAATGTGCTTAAGAAGATCAATGCGGCGTTTCTTAAGCGCATTAAGAAGCAGGAACAAGAACCGATTGAAGATACGGCGGGACGTCCTGTGAAGAAAGTTAAATCTAGGGACGAAAAGAAGAACAAAGATTTCTGGAAGAACATTGGGCGCGGGATTCCCGTTAGCTGATGTTTCCATGGCGACTATCTTGCAAGGTCTATATATCGCCATTGACTGATGACCAAAGAACGGGGCCTACGATGTGTGTACATCCCCAAACAAGGAGAACCACTATGCTAATAACTTAAAGGAGATTTTCGATGGCACAGCCAGCGATGGAAACTACTAGTACGTTAAACGGCCTCTACAAAGAGGTCTATGCCGACAAGATCAAAGATTTAATCCCTGAATCCGCTGTTCTTCTCAATGGAATTTCATTCGTATCAAAAGAACAACGTGAAGGAAATAAATACCATCAGCCCGTCCTATTAGCCTATCCCACCGGGGCCACCTGGGGCGTAGGTGTTGTGGCCTTGGCAAATCCTATTGCTTCTCAGATGGGTGATGCGCAGGTGCAGGGGTCGGCCATTACACATCGCGATCTCTTGGCCTATGACGCGGCAGCTAAAGCGGCCAAAGGTGGAACGCAATCGTTCGCTGAAGCGACTGGCCTGATTGTAAAGAACCTGTTCAAAGCCGAATCGAAGTTCCTTGAACTTGACTTGTTGTATGGCGGTGGCAGTTCACCGACGGCTGGGAACAGCCTTGCGCAACAGACCACGAATACGACTGGAACTCCAAGCTCAACTCAGACCGTTGTGACCATTTCGTACAACACCTGGGCAGCCGCGATCTTCTCGGGTATGGAAAACGCGCTCATTCAGTTCTACAACGCGGGCGTACTTCTAGGGTCTGGGGCCGGATTCACGATTGTTTCGTTGAACGTGGTTCCTGCTTCTGCTACGGTGGGCGGGACATTGACTGTTTCTGGGTCTACTGCCGATACGACGCTTCTGCAAGCGCAGTCGGCAACGACTCTAGACATTTATTGGAACACACAATTCGGAAATGCCATGGTGGGTCTTCGGCAAATCCTGAATAACACGACTGGCGCTCTTTTCAACATCAATGCAACGACCTTCTCGTTGTGGGGATCGAACATTTTTGATTGCGCGAGCAGTCAATTAACGTTCGGAAAGATTCAAAACGCGGTGGCGTTGGGCGTGAATCGTGGGTTGGAAGGCAAAGTCAAAGTGATGGTCAGTCCGAATACGTTCGCGAACTTGGTAGACGAACAAGCCGGGGCGCGACGGTATGACTCGGATTACAGTTCTGATAAGGCGGAGAACGGATTCAAGAAACTCGAATTCTTCTCGTCTAACGGAGTCATCGAGATTGTTCCGCATATCTTCATGCATCAGGGTGAAGCGATGATTATCCCGATTGAAGAGACGATCCGGCTTGGGCCTGTAGATGGCGTAACCAGTACATTGCCGGGTATGCCTGGCGAGTTCTTTGTTCAGTCACAGACGTATGCAGCGTATGAACTCCGGGCTTATGCGAATGAAGCGATCTTCTTAGAAGCTCCTGCGCATGGGATCTTCATTAAGAACATCACGAACAGCTAGATTGGTGCAGTAGTGCCTTGCTAGGGCCCCTGGACGGCATTCCAGGGGTCCAGTGGAAGGCACTCAACTTAAAGGAGAATTTATGGCGAACAATGTGACGATTTCTGTTTCCAGTAGTGATAATGCATCGACCGGTCTGTTACCGGTTCCTCTTGACCCGGTTTACCCACGATCTCCTAATCTGGGTGGCCAATCGGTATATTTGCGTAAGTTAAGCACCTTTTTCCAGAAGTTGGGACTAGGGGTATACAACTCTCAAACGATCATTACAACTGGCCAAACCAGGGCTTCAGGGACCATCACGCTTTCTTCTTTTGCGGCGGCTGATACGGTGACGATTAACGGGACTGTTCTGACGGCGTCAGCGACGCCAACGACTTCAGCGCAATTCTTGTCGACGGGCGGCGACACGGTGGTAGCGGCAGCTCTGGCCCTTTGCATCAATAACAATGCGACATTAGATGGGCAAGTGATCGCCATTTCTGCTGGGGCTATCGTTACGGTGTCTTGCGTTATAGCTGGTTTGATCGGGAATCTTTGTTCTCTTGCGATTTCCGCGCATGGGTCTGTATCTGGGGCTGTAATGACAGGGGGAGTTGACGGATTGTCCGGGGTTATTTCACATGGCTTGAGCAGTTAATGTCAGTTCCCGTCAACTTTAACGGGACAACGTTTAATATCCCGCAATACAACGATACGGGGTGGGCTCAGAATTCCGGCAATCTGACGCTTTACCTTGTGGCGTTAGCGTCCGGGTTGTCTGGGTGGAACTCTGATATTACGATCCTTCCAGCTGGGGCCGGACTCATTCTGACCGATGCATCAGATGGGCATACCTATAGGATTCTCATGAATAACGGACAGGTTTCCAGACAGTTGGTTTCATGAAGAAAATACTGCTTATTCTTGGGTTGTTTGGTTCATT